GAACCTGCGCTCGGCCTCTCGAGGGGGCGTGTACCTCAAGATCAAAAGCGGAAGGCGAGCTAACGCTCGGCCTGATGAGTGGTGAAAATCAAAAGCAAATTGTAAGCGCGCGCCGGATTTGGCACCGCCTTGCGCGATAATTGGCACCGACCAGATCAAGATGTGTCGAGTGCTTTAGCGTTCTATTTGGCACCTGTGAGCGTGAAGTCGTATTCGGTCCGCATTACCCAACGCATTTAAGCTGGGCTAACCGGCCAAGTTATCGTGAAGGGATAACCTGGTTGTTGCTCCATTCGGTTCAAATCCACGCTGTAACGCATCCACGCGAGCAAGGCTTCTTTCTCTTGCTCTGTCGCCATCTCTAAATTAGCTGCGTACTGTAGCGGCGCTATGCGCATTTGAGCCACGCCAAGCCGACCATCCCGCTCAGCCAGAACCTGCACCACCTTTGCTTGTTTCTGGGCTACGACGTCCAGTTGCCAGCCACCGTCTCGCCACACATAGTAGTCACCTGGCGGAGGCAATAGGCCATGTCAAATCACTCTTACAGGCTGGCGAAACACCTGCGGATTGCCGGTGGCGTCGATAATTTCGACATGTAGGACAAGCCAGCCGTTGTGAGGCTGCTCGGCGGAGATGGAAATCTTTCTGGCGCGACCGTCATTGATCAGGGGCTGGAGCGCTTGTTCGGCGTATTGCTTGGCAAGAATGCCAACCCTTGGGCGGTCTTTTTCGCGGCGAAGTTCGTGCAGGCGGGAACCCAACGTGGGGTCTGCCAACCAGGTTCCGAGGGGAGTAACGAGGCGGATGTAAACGGCATTTGCCAGCGTATTAACACGCTGGCCCGTCAAGTCGCCTGTGGTTGGGTTTATGCCTGCGTCCATGGGGATGCATGGTGCAGAGGTACGCGCAGTGAGGGTATTTCAGGACGGTTTAAGATTTACAGTCAGTCGCTAGCAGAACCATCATCCTTCTGATTGATAAGGACAGTGGTATAGAAATCCCGCTTGTGGAAACTGTGAGCAATATCTGAAAGATCACCTACATTAATGACCCTGGAATCATGACCGGAAGTCCCATCGTAGACGTAAATCCGATACTCCTTCTGATGACTGAAACACTCCCTTTTCTGCAGTATGGCTTGATCCTCTTCGAACGAACCATTGAAGGTGTCAGGGTCAAAATATTCAACCATTCCACGACCCACGATGTTTCCTGCCTGCACCTCAGCCTTTAGCGCGATGTCTAAACGCGCAATGAATTCTGAAGCAGCAACAACTACGCAGTAGTCCCCCAAATCCCCCTTTTCGACGTCTAACATCATGTGGGATTTTAGCTCGTCGAACGTTTCAAAGGTTAACTCATCATCTGTACAAAGGGTCGACATGCAGTAGACGTGGTAGTCATTGTGACGCGTTAGTCCCAGCACAACCGGACCTGCCAAACTCTTTATTACATGCTCCTCTCCAGTCACGTTATTCTTGATGGTCATCCTCGATATCTGATCAGGTTGGTACCAGCCTGTTACCCCCTCATGCTTGTCCCCGATATTGCAGGCGTCTTGCTCCTCGTATGCCTTGAAAAACCTCAAACGATTCATGTACAAATCACCGCGCAAAAATGCGTCGCGATATGCCTCTTCTTTGAAAAAGCGAATGAAGACGATAATTTTTTTCGCCATGTATTGCCTGCGTGAGATGCGGTAGAGAGGAGATCATGGACCGCTAAGAGGAATAGCAGAAACTCACTGCAATGGCGATGGCTTTGCGCTGCCACCATGGTCGTGTTGGTTATAGAGATTTCTGTCCGCCTGCATGGGCCGCTTGTGATCAGCAATCTCTCCATCTGCCTTGATATCTTTAGTGACTTTCATGTTCTCCGACATCTCAACCAGCGGCGTTTCAAATCGAAATTTGTTCTTTGCCTTGAACACCAGGTCATCAGTCTCCGAGCCTTTCTTGTCCCTGTAAGACCTTCGGGAGTATCAGATGAGTTCCGATCTACGCATCGCACTGCGCTTTCAAGCCCATTCCACGGTTGCTGGCGTAATTTTCCCGGCCTGTGTCGCTGAGGTGATCAGCGCGTCGACGGCCTTGTCGTGCTCGGTTTTCTTCTGGGTGGCCAGCGCCTGTTCTGCATTGGTGGCGCGGGTTTCCAGCGCGTTGTAGTCCGCCCGAGGGACGAACTGTTCCAGGTTGGCTTTTTCGGTGTTCGTCGCTTGGGCCGTAGCTTTGAGCTGAGTGGTGGCCGCGAGGGCTTGTTCTTCGGTGGCTGTGTCCGGCAAGCCGAGCGCGGCCAAAAGCGCAGGTGAAAGTTTCACAGGCGTGTTCTCCGTGGTTTCTTGATTGAGGGCTGTAAGCAGGAAGTTCGGTTTGTTGGTCAGGCCTGCGCTGACCGGGCGCGCAATACGCGTGGTATCGGGGTCGAAGTCGAAGACGGGGGATAGAAAACGGTATTCACGGTTGATGACCTGGGCGGACGCTCGGGGCGTCCAGTCAACGAGGCCCCACAGCGCGCCGCCACGAATCTCCAGTTGCTTGATCCAGCCAGCGGCCGGGGCGTCTTCGCCCTTGGTGGCGCGGTGCTGGGTGGCATGCTCCCAATCAATGGGCAGATCGATAGAGCGGCCAGTGAAGCTGGATTGCCCCAGCATTCCTGCTTGCTCATCGAGCAGCCACTGCCGACCATCGCGATCGGTGATGTTGGGACCAGGGGGAATTAGTTCGACCCACTCCGGGGCCTTGCCGTCAGAGACGGTGGCGGAAAGGTCGGTGTTGAGTGCGAGTTGAGTTTTCATGCCGCCATTGTTGGCGGCATGTCAAAGCGGAGATATTTCAGGAGGGTTTAAGGTTTTTGTGAGGGTGAGAGTTCAGGCTTCACTTTAAGCTCAAGATAAACTCTACCGCTTCTGCTGCTGCCAGAGCAGGACTCTCCTCCCTAATGATTTTTGATGGCGCGTCCATAAAACTAACTGGCTCCGCTTCCCGGATCTGGGGATCGTTGAGAAAAATCTGAAGAGACTTTTTTCCCGAGAGAGAACTATTGAGCGTGTCGCTGACTCCCTGACTAAAACCACTGTGTCGTAGTGCAATAACAAAAGCATAATCTGCAAACTTTATGAGAGGGTCATCAGACGTCGCCCCGTCAAATCTCAATCCATGAGACGTTTCCGTCTGTATGTTTCTTCTTTTTAGCTCATGAATCAATGAGGACTCGATAAGCTTGACCTCTTTGCTGTCTATCAGCTTAATAATTACACCGCGCTCTTGCTTTGCGGTTTTGTAATTGAAGTTATAAGGAGCTAGGTCATCGCTTGAATAGCATGATTCGATAAAGCTGACCCCCAGTGGGGTGATTTTTCTTTCAGTGATTAGCCCTCTGGCCATTAGCGTTTGCAGCGCCAGCTGAGAGATGCTATCGGACTGGAGATGAGTGAGGAAATTTCTGGAGTCGATTAGCTTGCCACTTTCAGAAATGCATGAATATCTTGTCATTGTGTAGGTTTCACGCAGGATATCCAGGTGTTCAAAAGCTAACTCTTTCAGAGAGTGTATGAAGTGGCGTCTATGAGTAACGGGAACTAAACCTAGTGCTATTGAGCGGGTGAGCATTGCATAGGGAGTGGTTTTTTCTTCTTCAATGTCTGAGACGCAAGCGTCAAGCAAAGCATGAAAGTCGGCCGCATTAAGTTCCGCATCGATCAAATCCTGATCAAAAACCCCCTCTCTAGATAGCAAGGTTCGATGAAATTCAACGATCCGCTTCTCGTTGCGTCCCTGCACATAATCACGAGCAACCTCTAGGCCGATTTTCGACGCTTCGTATATAGCACCGCCAACGGGTGTAAAGCTGAAACCCGCTTTGATCGCGACGTCAGCAATTTTAAGAACAGATTTGGCTCCGTCTTTTTTAGACAGAGCAGTCGTGCGGGTTAGAAAATTTGCCACGTGACACTCCCTTTCTCTGGCAGCTTGAGTTTTCGCATTCTAAGGGAATCTAACGCAGCTCTAACGCCCCTTAACAGCAAAATGCGAGCGTAGATACCGATCACGTCATTCAAGAGGTGTCTGCCGGGCTCCACGCGATTAGCCCTTGATCGGCTCCATAAGATAGTCATGGATGGTGAGCACCACTTCGGTTTCATCATCGGATGACAACCCAAGATATGGCCGTGCGGGTATATCTCCCCAGGGAATGGGTCGACCTTTCGAGCTGCCCGAAGCCCCTTTCTTCTGCCCGAACTGGTGTACTGCTCCGTAGGGGCGGTCCGTACCAAAGGCCAGCTCAGTGCTGGTGACTTGTTTGCGCAGGGTGTCCTGGAGCGTACCTTTCTCCCGGAGGATGGCGGTGCCTTTCTTTCTCGCCAAAGTGACGGCCGAGAGCGGCGCCCAAGGCGAACCGTCCGGCGCCACCTTGCGCTGGAAACGCTCGTCGGTGGATTGGTGAAGGTATTCACCGATGTCATTAAAGGGTGTAGTGAGGTCGCCAAGTCGACGGGCCAGCTCTTCCAGAGCACTGCCGATCTGGCTGGTGTCGAGGGTGACATCGAGCATTGCACCTGCCATCAGGTTCTCCTACTCAGGTCGGCGATAAAGCAGAACACCCTGGCGCAAGGGCTCAAGGTACTGCTCGCTATCTTCAACAAATCCCGTTGCGCCGCTCCAGCCTCCATCGCCCTGGTCGAACACGGCCACGGCAGAGCTGGCTTTGCCCTTCACCTGGCCGTGCATCAAGTAGCGGCGCCGCAATGTGGCTTTGCCCAAGTCCGGCTGCCATTCCAAGCGAGCCCAGATCTCGTCGGGCACCTTGATGGCTTCTATCAGCAGGGGCAGTTCGCGGACTTTGATCTGCTGAGCCAGCGTTATCGCGCCGGTTTTGGCATCTGTGAACATCTCCCGGCCGACTATCAAGGCATCACCGGTCACATCACGGAACACTGCCGGAGCGGCATCAGTGGCACCGAACTCGCCAAGGAACTGAGTCACCGCTTGCGGCGCAGTGACTTTGGCAGGAAGCAAGCGCTTCGCCGGGATTGACCGAGGTAGCGGCAATGAGCCGGCCGGCCGGCCGACGGCTAGGCAGTCCTGTTGCTAGAGCTGGAGTTGTTGACGGCGCAGGTAGAAAGTCACGGGCGCGCATCTGGGGCACGGAATTCGCCAGGCGTGATTGACCTGGTGCGTATTCGAAGCCAGGATCGATCCCCTTGGGAACGCGAACAGTGCGCGAGCCGTTGGGGCTGTTCTTGCCGATAACCCGATCTTCCCACTCAATAGCAGGCGCGGGGCCAATCGTCAGGCCCTGGCGTTTGACATCTCTGGCCGAGAGCATGAATTTTTTGCACTTGCACCCCCAGCCGCACGATGGCGAGTGAGTGGCCCACCAGGCATCGTCCAGTGGCAAGGTCGTGCCGCTCCAGGCCAGGTGTTGTGGGCGTGGGTGAGCGCTGTCGCCATGGCGGTAAAGGCCATAGGGGCGGCGCTTGCGTAATTCCGAGTCGGCCATCTGCGCTTCACGGCCAGCGTTATAAGACTGACGCAGGTTGGTTTCCCAAATGACGCTGGTGCGCCAGCCACGTTCGCCCTGGTACTGCCAGCCATGTTTGCCAACGACCTGGTCAAAGTCTTTACGGAATTGTTCCAAGGTAGTGCCGTTAGCGATGGATTTCTCGACCGCACCGCGCAGGTCGACCAGAAGATCCCGTTTGACCGCTCCAGCCACGACAAAGGCGTAGTCATGTTCGGAGGTATAAATGTCCGTCCAGGAGCGAGTAGGCAGATTGACCTTGCCATGGAAGTAGTCGATCTGTTCTTTGAACGGAATTGACCCGTGGGAGACGGCCATTTGCTATACCTCAAACTCTGAAATTATGATCACTGTTCATCAAGCCAGGAAATGGAGCGCCTTATGAATATCGTCGCCTTAAGACACGTCGTTGAAAACAACCCAGAGCTGATCGAAGAAAACGTACCAGCAAGGGGTAACCCTGCTGCGGCGATAGGTGTCGCCAGGTTTCTCGTCGGCAACAATGGCAACGTAGAAGCGCTGTCGGAAAACCAACGCTATCACTACGAAAATTACATTCGCCCGCTAGTCGAAAATGTTCCATGCAGTGGAGTTTTCGGTCCCGAAGATGAGGACGGGAATGGTGGCTGCATTGGCAACGGTAGAATTGATGATGAGGATCTAGACGGCTGCTACATCCTGGATGAAATGCTTTGCCAGGAATGCCAGGCACTACAGACCAGGATGCAAGACGCTTAAAGCCCTCTCAATATGTCATCCCGCCCAGCCAGGCTGGCTGCCGTCAGCCCATCGGCAATAGCATCCGCTAACTGGCTGGTGGTCATCGCCGGATAGGTCTCAATCAACCGATCCCGAAACTCTTCCAGGCTATTGACTGCGTCGAGCAGTTCCTTGATCTGCTCGACCATGTCATCCACATACACCCCCGCCGTCCGCTCCATTGTCCGCACCTGGTTATCCACGATGTCCGGCATAACCACTGGTTTAGTGGGCGTCTGCTCGCTGTTGGTCGCTTGTGCCAGCGACGGAGTAGCAACAGGCGCCGGTATCCCCAGCAGCTCGGCACCCACGGCCGGAGCCGGGATGTTGAGTTTGTCGCGGATCACCGACTGTTCGACCTTCAACCCCAATGGCACCAGCTTCTCCAGAGCGTCGACCAGGAGCTTGGTGTCTTCGGGCTGTGGTACGTCGATAATCAGCCGTGGATATGGACGACCAGGTGCAAAGTTAAGATCGCACCAGGGCCGCACAAAGTAGCGGTTCAGTGTGTTGGATTCCGCTTTGGCATCCGCTTGCAACAGATCGAGTCGCACCTCGTTGTGAACCAAGGCCTGCGCCATGCTGGAGCCATCGTCGGTGGACATTGTCTGCCCCACAACTGCTTTGCTGACTTGCTTGTCCCACCACTCGGCCAGACCTTTGAAGAAGTCACCGGCACCGGTCACGTTCGCGGCCTGGGTAAAGTCAATGCGCATGCTGTCCGGTATCACCGCCGCCGCGTCACTGCCCAAGTTGGCCACTGCTGACATGAGAGTTGCGATATCGTCCTTGCTGGCACCTGGTCCATAGCGCCCAACGCGCATTGGCATACCGAAGATGTCGGCAAAGCCCATCCAGTCCTTCCAAGTCCAGGCCTTGCACATGTAACCCACGGCGGCTAGACGTGCCAACCCGCCCCGGATCGGCAAGCCCGAACGGATGCGCGGCAGGTGGACGATGAATTTGTACGGTGCCAACGCAACGCCGTTCACTGGGTTTGCCTCAGTCACCTGTTGATTGACTGGGTGGACGCCATCGCTGGCAAGCCAGCTCCTACAGGGGGAATGTGGATGTGTTCGGAATGAGTTGACCGCAGAAGAGAAGCAGAACGCGTACTACGTTTTTTCCCTTTGGGCGTTATAGGCTTGAACGTGTGACCAGGGTGCTCGGCCTTTCGAGAGGGCTACTATGGCAACAGCACCGCGAGGCGGCCTGGCTCCTCAGTCGTGCGCGGACTCCAGCATTGTTGTGGCCCACAAATTTCGGACACTTACGCATTCCCCTGTAGGAGCCGGCTTGCTGGCGATGGACGTCAACGATAACGCGGGCTGTCTGAATGAACGCGTTGTCCAAACGCTTTTC